GACAATTGTGTTGTGTCGACCCCAACGGCGCCATGTTCGGCTACCTGCAATCGATCAACCCGTCCTGCGATGTTTATATTAGTGAGTGTAGGTCTCGTAGACCGTGCACCTCAGCGAGGGTATAACCCATCAAAGCGAGATATGTTGATCATGCGGTCTATTGCTACACACTATGGAAATGATAAAATGCTTTTGTGGTTTGGTGATTATCATGACATTACCGTTTCTCATGCTAAGATTGTATTTGGTGATGATAAGCGATTTGCTTTCTTGGGCACTAATGCTACAGCTTCTGGTAGACTAACTATGCCATATCCTCGTGCGTCCTCTGAGATCTCGTGGAGAGAAGTCACTTCTGGGTATTTGGCGAAAGAGGAGAAAGAAAAGATTGTTGTATATATCCATGAGCCTCTTAATTTTGTTGACCAGTCAACGAAGAAACCCGTTCCTATGGATGAAGTTTTGAAGTGGCTAGCTACAAATGTGGTTGGGCCAATTGTCATTAGGATGGATTGTAAAAAACATTATGATGGTCTAGTTCCTAAGGGAAATATGTATTATTTGCCATTTGAAAAGAAATTGTCTCTTCGTTATCTTTTGGTAAATGACTGTGGTCGGTCGCTCGATTGGACTGTGGGGGCATCATTTGACGTGAGGCCATACTTGACCGGTTTCAACTTGATCACACGGTCGTCCCCTGTTTTCTCTGGGAGCTATGATCAGGCAGTGTACGCTATGATGACTCAAGCAACTGTTCCACGAAGTACTGTGGATGAGAGAGAGCTGCGAAATGTCATCACCGAACTGTGCTATGAGCATCAATTTCCGACTCCTGAGATTCATAGTACTACAGCGCGACGGAGTGGGCAGGCTGGTGAGGTGTGGACGACTTCCATCCGGGCGGGTCCACTCTTTACCGGTCAACACATTGCTGATACGAAAGAAAAGAGTTTGGACCTGGCTTATCGCGAAATGCTGGGCATTTTGGAGCAGTTAACTGTGCAGCCAAGGGACTTGGGGAGAGGGTGTTGTTGACGGTGTTGGCCTGGTGAGTTGTTCATCGTGAACGTCGAGACTGAGTCCTTTCGGTCTGGGTGTTCACGTGAGGCAGCTTATCAGGCGGGCGCCTTCTGGAGTCTATTGCAGTGGCGTCGTCATTACATTGTCTCTTTTCCTGATTTAAGAGGAGCAGTGTGTTGGCTGAATGAGGTATTACGATTGCGTACTCGGCGGTCTCGTGGTCGTGCGTACATTCTGTTCGGCTGTCATTCTGTTAATGAGCTCATGGGAGATTCTCATGGTGGGAGTTTTACTGTGGCGGATATTCGTGAAAGTTTGAACTTTGGTGTTCTTCAGGGTTCATTTGAAGATGCAGTTTTTATTTGGCAGAGGTGTAGAGTGGGACGGCTGTTTGATGTTTTCGGTAGCCGGTTTTTCTCTCCAGTTTCTGAAGATGTAAAACGATTTTGTCAGGAAATGCGTCAGCAGGAAACTAGGAGTGACTGGTTTGATTGGATTTTGAAAAGTTGTTTGCGTGTGCATCATGAGATTGGCCTATCTTTTAACCTGGGATCATTCCTTGGACGTGCCACCTATCATTTTGAGGTTGCGTCCTACGGAGAGACAACAACCCGAGAACTGCGAGGTGCACGGTCTACGAGACCTGCTATCAAGGTTTAAGCATGTTGTACTTGTTTGTTTTACTGACAAGGAATTTCGAATCGGGGGCGATCCCGAATGTTGCTCGATTCATCCTTCAGGCTGTGCGGGAGAGGGAAGAGGGAAACCGCCAGACGATCGTCTCGTACGACGCGATGCTCTGATTAAGATGTGGCCGAGCTAGCTCACACCACACGTGGTTCCATGCAGTC